AACTGGTCCCCGCCTACGCCCCGTACATCGAAGGCGTGCTGGAGGCAGGGCAAGGCGCCCAGGACGACGTGCTCGGCTACCTCATGGTCTGGCGCATCGACACCGGCGACTACCAGGGCGCCCTCGACATCGCCGAGTACGTCCTGCAGCACGGGCTCGCCCTGCCGGATCGCTTCGAGCGCTCCAGCGGCTGCCTGGTCGCCGAAGAGATTGCCGAAGCCGCCCTCAAGGCGCAGAAGACCAAGGACAGCTTCGACCTCGACGTGCTGCACCGCACCCTCGCCCTCACCGACGACCAGGACATGCCCGACGAGGCCCGCGCCAAGCTCTACCTCGCCGCCGGCCGCGCCACCCTCGAAGGGCTCACCCAGGACAACCCAGGCCCGCCCGGCAAGCTCCAGGCCGGCGCCGACCTGCTCAAGCGCGCCATCGAGCTGCACAGCATGTGCGGCGGCAAGCAAGCCTTCGACGCAGCCACCAAGCTGCTCAACAAACTCGCCGCCCAGCAGGGCGGCTAACCGAGCGGTCCCCCGCAACCCGGGCGGCTCGGGGCCGATCAGCAGGACCTCCTCCCTTGCTGTGACGCCCCGACCACCGCCCTCCACGCGAGAGCAGCACATGAGCGGTTTCGTCGGCGGCGACACCACCCCCGCGAGCTTCACCCTGGCCAATGACGGCTTCTGGCCGGACATCGACGCCGACCACCTGCGCGAAGCCCAGCGCATCGCCGGCACCATCACCAACGCCCGCCTGGAGCTGGCCACCGTCAACGCCATGCTCAGCGTCAACAGCGACCTGGTCACCCGCCGGGCCGAATGGACTGCCAAGGGCCACGCCACCCTCGCCGACGTCCCCAGCCCGAGGATCAACGGCATCAGCGCCCTGGTCCACGCCTACCAGCGCGCCGTGTACTGCGCCACCAGCGCCGAGATCGCCGAGCGGTACCGCAGCTACGACTCCACCAACAGCGGCGAGCAGAAGGCCGCCGAAGAGGTGGACAGCATCGCCGAGTACCGCCGCGACCAGCGCTGGGCCATCCGCGACCTGCTGGGCATCGGCCGCACCACCGTGGAGCTGATCTGATGAACACCGTCCGCGCGCTCCAGGGCGACACCGTCGACGCCATCTGCTGGCGGGTCTACGGGCGCACCGCCGGCCTCACCGAAGCGGTGCTGGAGGCCAACCCCGGCCTGGCCGACCTCGGCCCGGTCATCCCCCAGGGCCACCGGGTCACCCTCCCCGCCCAGGCACCCCAACCCCAACGGCCAACGGTGAACCTATGGGACTGAAACCCACCCCCACCCCACCCACTGGAACGACGCGCATGCCTGACCGTCCCGAAACCTGGGCCTGGCTCGCCGCCTGGCTGGAACACAACTGGCCCGGCGTCTACGCCGGCCTGCTCGCCGCCCTCATCGCCGGCCTGCGCGTCATCTACGGCGGCGGCACCCTGCGCCGGGTGCTGCTGGAATCCCCGCTGTGCGGCCTGCTGGCCCTGTCCGTGAGCCACGGCCTGGGCCTGGTGGGCATCCCGCCCGGATCCGCGCCCTTCTTCGGCGGCGCCATCGGCCTGCTGGGCGTCGAAGGCGTCCGCGCCCTCGCCCGCCGCTTCTTCAACCGCAAGGTGGACTCCCTATGACCCCGCTCAGACACGGCGACCGCTCCCAGGCCGTCGCCCAGCTGCAGAAAGCCCTCGTCGCCCAAGGCGCCACCCTCGCCGTGGATGGCGACTACGGCGACGCCACCGAGCAGGCCGTGCGCGCCTACCAGGCCCGCATCGGCCTGGTGGCCGACGGCATCGCCGGCGACAAGACCCTCGCCGCCCTCGCCGGGCAGGACACCGGCCGCCTGCTCAGGCACGCCGACTTGGTGGCCGCCGCCAAACGCCTCGGCATCGAGCTGGCCGCGCTCTACGCCGTCAACGAAGTGGAGAGCCGGGGCCAGGGCTTCCTCGCCAACGGCCGCCCGGTGATCCTCTTCGAGCGCCACGTCATGCTGGCCCGCCTCAAGCTGGCCCGTGACCCGGGTGACGACGTGCAGCAGCGGGAGCAGCGCGCCCTGGAGCTGGCCGCCAAGTTCCCCAACCTGGTCAACGCCGCACCCGGCGGCTACGCCGGCGGCACCGCCGAACACCAACGCCTGGCCAGCGCCCGCCAGCTGGACGACACCTGCGCCCTTGAGTCCGCCAGCTGGGGCCTGTTCCAGATCATGGGCTACCACGCCACCGCCCTTGGCTACCCCAGCGTCCAGACCTTCGCCGAGGCCATGCAGCGCAGCGAGGCCGAGCAGCTCGACGCCTTCGTCCGCTTCATCGAAGCCGACCCGGCCCTGCACAAGGCCCTCAAGGGGAGGAAGTGGGCCGAGTTCGCCCGCCGCTACAACGGCACCGCCTACGCCCGCAACCTCTACGACGTGAAGCTGGAACGCGCCTACGCACGGCACACCGAGGCCGCCGCGTGAGCCCCCTGCGCCAGGCCCTCTACGGCCTCGCCCTGCTGGCCACCCTGGCACTGCTGCTGTGGACCCAGCAGCTGCGCAGCCAGGCCGAAAGCGCCCGCGCCGAGCGCGACGGCCAGGCCCTGCAGCAGGCCCGCGAGCGCATCGAGCGCCAGGTGCAGACCATCACCCAGCTGGACCAGGCCCTGCAGGCCGAACGCACCGCCCAGGCACAGCTGCGCATCCTCCAGGCCCAACTGCGCCAGGGCCTGGCCCAGCGCGAGCGCACTCTCCAGGAGTTGACCCATGCCGACCCCGACCTGCGGACCTGGTCCGCTCTGCCTCTGCCTGCTGCTGCTCGCCGGCTGCGCGAGCGCCCCGCCCTCAGCGGAGCGGACGCTTACCGTGACTGGCTGTCCCGCAGTGGTGCCGTGCCAGCTGCCGGCGACGGCACCGAGCGCTAACGGCGACCTGCTCAGCGACAGCGAACGCCTCGAAGCCGCCTGGGCCGACTGCGCCGCCCAGGTGGACATGCTCTACCGCCACCAACAGGGCCAGCCATGAACAAACCCACCAGCCTGCGCCGGCACCTGCTGGCCAGCGTCCCCGACCTGCAACGCAACCCCGACCGCCTGCTGGTGTTCATCGATAACGGCACCCTGCGCTGCACCGCAGCCAGGTCCCTATCCTGGGAGTACAACTACGACCTGCAGGTGATCCTCACCGACTACGCCGGCGACCCGGACCTGATCATGCTGCCGCTGCTCGGCTGGCTGCGGGTCAACCAGCCCGAGCTGCTGGCCAACCTCGACCGCGCCCGCGAGGCCGTCAGCTTCGAGGTGGACATCCTCGACAACGACAAGGCCGACGTCGCCTGCACCCTGCGCCTCACCGAGCGCGTGGTGGTGAGCCACGACCCCAACGGCCAGGTGCAGCTCAGCCACCCCGGCGAGCCCCAGCCCAGCGAAGCCCTGCTGGACCCCGACTGGCCCGCCCCGGGTCAAGGCAACCAGGACCTGTGGTACGTGCCCCATGGCTGACCAGCTCGACGACCTGAGCGACTGGCTCACCCCGCTCATCACCCGCTTGCAACCCACCGAGCGCACCCGCCTCGCCCGCCAGGTCGCCCAGGGCCTGCGTCGCAGCCAGCAGCAACGCATCGTCGCCCAGCGCAACCCGGACGGCAGCGCCTACGCCCCGCGCAAGCCCCGCGAGCTGCGCGCCAAGGCCGGGCGCATCAAGCGCAAGGCCAGGATGTTCACCAAGCTGCGCACCGCCCGCTACCTCAAGGCCCAGGGCCGCGCCGACGGCGCCGTGGTCGGCTTCACCGGCCGCATCGCCCGCATCGCCCGCGTGCACCAGTACGGCCTGCGCGACCGCCCCGCCCCCGGCGCCCGCGACGTGCAGTACGCCAAGCGCGAGCTGCTCGGCCTCACCGATGCCGAGCGAGACCTGGTGCGTGACACGGTTATGGCATTTTTGAAAGCCGCATTGGATTATTAGCTGTATGTGTTGAACTTAATCCACGGACAGGACAAAGGGGATAACAATGAGCTCCTCAAATTTTCTAGATCTAGTAGAAAAAATACTAACAAGACTTAATTACACAGTCACTTCAAAAACCAATACCGAACTAGACTTCATAGCCAGCCAAAATCACAGAGAGCTCGGAGTTGACGCAAAATACTACAGAACCAGCCAAGTATATACAGATCTAACCAGAGCAGCTCAAGACAATCTTGCCAGCAAGCTATCTGAAAACAATATTCATGCTGGAATACTTATAACCTCCTGCTACTTAAACAAAAAACCAAAAAATCCCATTATTGAAATCTGGGATCGCTCAACATTACTAGAGAAAACAATAGCTTACCCAGACCTCTACGATAGCCTAGTCTCCCTTCTGGAAATCACACCAGAAGAGCTCACTCTTTTTTCTTCAAAGGTATCAGTCGACGCTGAAAATGAAGTACTGAGCCTTGAGTCAAGTATTCTAGTTAGAGATTCCTATGATTTAGAAATCGATGAAAAAATATCCGAATCTTACATACGAAGACTGAAAGAAATCCCACTAGGAAAAAATGGCGCAAAAGACTATGAAGATCTGGGATGCGCTATTTTCAAGTATCTCTTTGAAAAAGATTTGCTAGGCTGGAGAGAACAACTGAATACAGCTGACGGCCTTAACAGGTATGATTATGTATGCAGAATCAAAGAAACGAACAGCCTCTGGCAATTCCTAATACAAAACCTCAACAGCCGCTATATCGTCATCGAATTTAAAAACTACGCTCAAGAAATCGGCCAAGAACAGGTATTGACTACTGAAAAATACCTCCTGGATAAAGCACTGCGAAAATTTGCCATAATTTCCTCTCGCAAAGGTAAATCCGAGAATGCTCAGAAAATGGCCCAAGGCGCCATGAGAGAGTCAGGAAAATTGATCGTCATACTGGAAGATGATGATTTGGTGCAAATGCTCCAAATGAAAGACTCTGGAAGCGACCCTGCAGACTACCTCTTCAACTTAATTGACGACTTTCTTCTAACACTTCCGCGTTGACCAATCTGTACGGCTAGACCTTACAACTTCAACGTATCGCTTCTCCAGTATAAGGCCGCCACCATCGGCGGCATGAACGATCTCGCCACCCTCGCCCGCCTGCTGGAAAACCTCATCCGCCTCGGCACCGTCGCCGAGGTGGACCATGCCGCGGCGCGGGTACGGGTGCAGAGCGGGCAGCTGCTTACCGGCTGGCTGCCCTGGCTGGCCCCTCGCGCCGGGGCCGACCGGGAGTGGAACCCGCCCACTGCGGGCGAGCAGGTCCTGGTGCTCAGCCCCTCGGGGCAGACGGCCCAGGGCGTGGTGCTCTGCGGCCTGTTCAGCACAGCCATGCCCGCCGATGGCGACCGCCCCGCCCTGCAACGCATCACCTACCGCGATGGCGCGGTGATCGAGTACGACAGCGTCGCCCATCACCTGCGCGCCACCCTGCCGGCCGGCGGCAGCACCGAGCTGGTGAGCACCGGCGGCATCAGCATCACCGGCGACATCACCCACCAGGGCAACTACACCCAGACCGGGGACTACACCCAGGCCGGCAGCCAGAACGTCACCGGCACCGTCACCGTGAGCACCGACGTGGTCGCCGCCGGCGTGAGCCTGGTCAGCCATGTGCACCTGGGCAACCTGGGCGCGCCCACGAGCCCGCCGCTATGAACCGCCACACCGGGGCCGCCATCAGCCGGCGCGAGCACATCCGCCAGAGCATCGGCGACATCGTCACCACCCGCATCGGCAGCCGCGTGCAGCGCCGGGAGTACGGCTGCCTGCTGGTGGACCTGATCGACCAGCCCGGCAACGCCGCCACCCTGCTGCGCTGCTACGCCGCCATCGCCATGGCGCTCATGCGCTGGGAGCCGCGCGTGCGCGTGGACCGCGTGCAGCTCACCCAGCTCAGCCAGGCCGGGCAGTACGTGCTGGAACTGGAGATCACCGACCGGGAGAGCCTGGACGCCGGCAGCCTGAGCGTGCCGCTCAACCTGGGGGCCGTGGCATGAAGACCTTTACCCCCATCGACCTGGCCCAGCTGCCCGACCCCAGGGTGGTGGAGCAGCTGGACTACGAGCAGATCCTGGAGCAGCGCAAGGCCGCGCTGCTGGCCCTGTGGCCCGAGGCGGAGCGCGCGGAGATCGCCGCGCGCATGGCGCTGGAATCCGACCCACTCAACAAGCTGCTGCAGGAGAACGCCTACCGCGAGCTGGTCTGGCGGCAGCGGGTCAACGAGGCAGCCCTGGCCACCCTGCTGGCCAAGGCCCGGGGCGCTGACCTGGACCAGGTGGCCGCCAACTACAACGTGCGCCGCCTGGTGGTGACGCCCGCCACCGACCAGGCCCCGGCGGTGATGGAGGGTG